ATTAATTTCTCTCCTTGTTCATTTGTATTATCAATTGTTCCAAAATATATACATTCTGTATTAACTGGAAATTGAATAATTATTGCTTGTTCAACTGCCTTGTGTTTTTCTTTATTGGCTGTTTTTATGGCAACTACATTTGATGATATAATATTATTTTTTTCTTCTAACTGAAGCCGTAATTCATCAGTTTCCTCTTCAATAATTTCGTGTAAAACTTCTTCCATTTTCATATAATATTCATGTATTACTGATGCTTTTTTTGTCTGCGTTTTTAAACACAATGATTTGAAACATTTAATAGTCAATAGTATTGTTTGTTTATTTTGACCACCATTTTGTTTAACCATTTTATTTTTATCAAAAAGTGCTTTGGGTTCACCCAAAGCGGTTTTATAATCAATATCTAATTTAAAACACTTTTCTAGCAATCTTTTAGCATCAATTTTTTGACTAAATTCTAACCATTTCCATATGTTATCTAAATCTACTACAAAATCTATATTTTTATCATAATTTAGATAGCAATAAAAGCTGCTTATAAATAATTGTTGTTCAAAATTTGAAAAATGTTCTTTAATTTTTTGTAGTAATTTACTATTATATGTATTTGAAAGCTTAACAATAGGATTGTTTTCAATAAGTTCAATGATATTCAGGTCTTGCATCAGGTTATACATATATAATAGAATAGTCTTTATATAGGTTTATTGCTTTTATATATTAAAAACGCTTTTAATAAAACCGGTTTTATCTTTCCCCACGAGCAAGTTTTACCATTTATTTGTTTTTTTTACATTGATTTTAGGTCCTGCACCACGTTTTTTAACATTATTAGGGTCATATTTTTCATCTTCGTCGTCATCTGTCATTCCTTTAGATAATTCCCAAAATTCTTTTGAACCCAATCTAAAATCATTATGGTTTTCTGCTTTATACCAAAAAACCTGATCATGTAATTTATTTGATTTTGAGTTGTTATTTATCACTAAACACTCATAATTCTCTGTGCATTGGTCCATTACCTGACAAAATGACTCAAATGTTGGAAACATACCTGCATAATTTTCATAAATTCGTTTTCTATTGGCTATATAGTTCTCTCTAAGAATAAAAACATAATCTATGTTGGTTCTAAGGGTTGGTGGAATACCTAAAGGATATTGCATTGTGATGACTAACATGACCTTCCAATGTCTCCCGTTCATAAATAATAATCGCATCATTTTATCACGTGTCCATGTAGCGTCATACAAACAATCATCTAAAATAACAAACGCTCTGGGGTCAATTGTGCTGCGTTTATATGTTTCCATTTCAGCTTTAATTTGCTTCAAAACGGTGCGCTGTCTTTTTAAAATATTTTCTATAATTGCTGTATTATATTCATTATGAACAAACAATTTTGGCACCATTTTGCCGTAAAATCCGTTTCCTTCTTCTGTTCCTGCAATCACTGTGCCTATCGGTATCTCTTGTTGATAATAAAGTAAATCCCTTACCAGAAATGATTTGCCTGTGTCTCTCTTGCCTATCAGCACTACGACAGGTCCTTTGTTTTCATTGGGTTTAAAACTAATACTTTTCATATCAAATTTTTTTAATTCAAGTGTCATAAATTACTTTCTTAATATTATATGAAAAAAAATACGCAAATTTATTTATTATGATAATATTTTTAGTTAATTATTTTGATTATAAAATAACTGAATTATTTCAATAGTTTTATTTGTTTTATTTTCTGGTTGTGTCCAATAAATGATTTGTTCTTTCAAACATTTAACCGTTCATTCCATTCTGCTTTACATTCAATTTTTACAATTCCTGTTTTTTTTGTAACGCTCCAACAAGACCTGATTTTTTTACTATTTTTGTCAATATAATCATCTGGATTAAATCTAATAAATATTATTGGTCTATGTCCTAAATCCTGAGACAATTCCATTAATCTTTTATTTTCACAAGAACAATCATATTTGTCGTGTTGATTTTCATCTACTTCTACAATAATTATTTGATAACCTAAATCTAATAATAAATCAGGGCGTTTTAAAGAACAACCATCTTTTATTTGTTTATCTAAAAACCAAGAGAAACTTGGAAATGAAATTTTTATAAATTCAACAACAGAATATTCTTTTGTTTTATAATTTTTTGATACTGGTCTCTCTGGAAAATTATAAATAAAACATCTTAAACAATAACCTTCAAATTTATCTTGTGGTCTTACATGGCATAAATTGGTTTTACATCTCACATGTTTTACATCAATCATTCCTTCAATTTTACAATGAAAACAATATTTTGCTGTCAATCCTTCAAAATTATATGATGGTTGGCTTTTTTTACAATTGCAAAATAAATTTTTACTTACCATTCTATCTAATTTACATTCAACACAATATTTTGCTAATTTTATACCTTCATAATTAAAACTTGGTTGAGATTTACCACAAAAACACATATTGTGTGTTAAATCAACCATTCCATCAAGCTTACATTTTGCACAAAATTTTGGAAGCAAACCTTCAAAATTAAAATTGGGTCTTGTTCCACACTCACATTTCGGGTTTCGCATATCAATCATCCCATCTAATTTACATTCAAAACAATATTTTGGTCTTAAACCAACATAATTAAAATTAGGACTTGTTAATTTTTTACAAAAACATCGTTCATCTACTACATTTGTCATTCCTTCACTTTTACAACAATCACAAAATTCAGCTTTTAAATTTTCAAAATTGAATGTTGGTCTAACTTTACCACAAAAACATTTTTTTCTATTTATTTCAATCATCCCTTCACTTTTACAAAGACCGCAAAATTGTGGCTTTAAATTTATAAAATTCCATCTTGGTTGCGATTTTTTACATTCACATTTTTTATTTACAACATCAATCATAGTTAACTCTTTATGTGTTGCACAATATTTTGCCTTTTCCCCATAAATATTAAATGTAGCTTTTTTAGAACAGATTTCATTTACACAAATAGTCATAATTTATTATATGAAATAATAATAGTCAAACTGTATTCATTTTTTTTAAATATTAATAATAATGTATTATGATTTATTATAAGTTAAAAATACATATAATTTATATATTAATTAGCTAATTTTTTAATTCAAATGTCATATATTATTTTTTTAATAATATATAACAAAAACACGCAAATTTATCTATTTCAATTTATTAACAGACCAACGAGTTTTCATTGATTTCGATACAAAATTTTCTCCTTGTAATTATTGCTTCATCAGATATAGACATTTTCAATTTTATCTGTAAAGCTATCTGTAAAGCTATCCTTAATCTTCCTATTAAATTGGCTTGATCATGCTCACTGTCTGATATAGGTCCTGTTGCGGTTCCTGTTGCGGTTGCGGAACCTGTTCCTACCACGCCGGTTTCTGGATTAATAAACTCATAAAACAACAGTAACTCAATAAAAAAATATCTAAGAGGACCCATATATATATATTATATAAACCTAAAAAAATATACACAAAATTTTTAATTCAAATGTCATATATTTGTTTCTTAATATTATATGAAAAAAAATACGCAAATTTATTTATTGCGTACATGCCATACCCAGATAACAGTTCGTAGTTTCAGTACTTATCACAAGTAGGTCGTCTCCTTTCTGTGCTAAAAAATTTAATAAAGTTTCATATAAATCATTGTCTAATTTTTGTAGTAACCTGAGTTGGCGTCTAAACCTACCTGGTGTCGATTTTAATGTTGCATTTCCAGTTGCTGTTGCATTTCCGGTTTGTAAATCGTTTTTCACATCTATGTATGAATAATGTATTTTTAAAGTTGAATGTACTTCTTGCGTTTCTGTTGTATTAAGGCGAGGACTAATAGGACTATGAGGACGATGAGGACGATGACGAGGAGGAGGTGTCAGTGTCAGAGGAGAATTATGATTTTGCATATATTATATTAACCTAAAAAAATATACACAAATATTTTAATCCATATTAATATATAATTTATATATTAATTAAAATTTTTTAATTCAAATGTCATATATTATTTTTTTAATAATATATAACAAAAATACGCAAATTTATCTATTTCAATTTATTTATACAATTCAACGTTCATTCCTGAAATTGTTAATCATAATTTTGTCGAGTTGAATCTGTTTGTAAAAATCAGTATGCATAATTTGTTCATTTACATGTCCTAGTAAACTATTTATCACTTTTAGAGTGTCTGAGGTAACTCCTGTTGCCGTTCCTGTTGCAGAACCTGTTCCTACCGTACCGTCTTTTGTGTAGAAAGTATAGGTGACATTCATTTTGATTGAAAAAGAACTAAGAGGATCCATATATATATATTATATAAACCTAAAAATATACACAAATATTTTAATCCATATAATATATTATTATTTATTATAAGTTAAAAATACATATAATTTATATATTAATTAGCTAAAGAATGATAAATATTAACTATCAAAAAAGAAAGAACACTGAACTTTTTAAAAGTTTAGAAGAACCAAAATCACTTTTTTTATCTGAAACACAGAATTATATTCCAATTTATACAAGATTTTTTACATTAAATGACACGAATTACAATAGTATTAATATGAACAATAAATGGCATATATCGTGTATTAAACAAAATGAAGAAGATGATAATACTTCACTTTTATATGATTGTAAAGTGAAAAATAATACTAATAATAAAGCTAAAGACAAAGAAGTTTTTTTTAAATTAGCTCCATTATTAGATCCCTACAAGTTTTTAGTAGGTAAATATGATATAGATGACCCAAAACTATTTTCCTTACCTAAACTTAATTCAACAGAAAATGACTGTCATTCTAAATTTATAGATGTTAATAATTCTGCATATGTTGATGGATTATTCTTATATTTTACAAGTAGTTTATTACATTCGCATAATTTTATACATGGTATTGATTATTATGGTTCTTTTTTAGCAATTAAAAATGATTTTAAATTAAATGTGTTTGATGACATTGATTATTTAAATGAATCCGAATACTTCAATAAGAATAAAAATGTTTTATTTAAAATTGATGAGTATGAACATTTATTTCAAAATGAAAATCAAAAACTACAACCAATAATTATTGACCATAATATAAGCGCTAAATCACAGCTGTCAATTAAGTCTTTTGATAATGAAATTTTTGAAGATCTTTTTAATGAAAATACAATTAATTTAAAAGATTTGTCAACTGATTTAATAGATTTAACTAATATTAATTTTTTAGATACTAAGGAAATAAATAATAATATGACTTTAAAATCAAATTCAACATGCTCATCAAGGTCTTCTCATACAAATGACGATGATGAACTTGAAGAACCATGTGATAATTGTTGTGAAACTGAAAATTTAGAAAATAAAAATATAGAAGAGTGTGAAGAAAATAATAATATTGATGATAATGAAGAATGGGAAGATGATGATGATACTGATGATACATTTGAGGAAGAAATAATAAATGTAACAATACCAAAATTTCCTGTTCAAGTTA